CACTAACCACTCTTGGATCTACCAAGATTGGAACTGGTCGTTACGTTGATTGTCCCTGATGCCACATTTATCTGCCGCTAAAGAATATCCAAAGTCGATAGCAAGTCCTAAGACTGCTGATGAATCTCAGCAGCTATCTGATAATATCACGTTTAGAACGTGGTATAAGGGTCACTCTACTAGATCTGAAATCTATGAGAGAATATATCCTGACGGGCAGACTACTGCTCTAAGAATTGATGGACCTTCTGATGGATTTCTTACATTTCAATCTACTGGAGCAATAGTTTTAGTTACTGGTAAGAGAAATAAAGAACTTGGTGCTGCTAGTGGAAAACTGTGTATTCATACTTGGGGTCAGCAGCAAAAGCATGAGAGTGTGACTCATATCGAGTATAATACTGGTGAGGAAGGTAAAGAAGCACTTAACATGATTGCATATGGTGATGTTGTAGAACATGCATATGGTGCTGAAAGACATATCAAGGCGAAGAAGATTGTCATTACTGCAGATGAAGAATTATTCTTGGTTGGTAAATCACAAGTTTTTATTCAAGCAGGCAGTGGTGGTGGTGGAACTATTACTCTGAATGCTGGAACAATCGAGCATCAAGCAGATAACACTAAAGAAACAATTACAGGACAGAAGATGAACTTTGGTGTTGCAGAAGACACTACTGTTGGTCTTGATCCAAGAGGAACGGTTAATATCGTTCATCCAGGAAGTATCAATACTAAAGTTCTTGGAGACGTTCAACATTGGGTAGGTGGTGTAAGACAAGTAGTGGTTGCTGGTGGTCCAGGTTTACTTGTTAATGATAGACTTAATTCATACAAAGTACAGACTTTGCTTGGTAACACTGAGATTCAGACGGTTGCTGGCAACACGAGTGTCAAAGGTCTATTAGTTTTGCTTAACTAACTCATCGGAAATCCGTATCGCAAACTGGCACAAGGGGGCTTGTTTTTGGCAACCTGCCATGCTAAATTACTCCTGTAGCAAATGGAGAGGTGCCTCAATTACTCGCACCAAACCACTTGACGCGCTTCTGCTTCATGTGCTATAATCAATCCATGCGATCGGGACAAACCGATCCTTCATCTGCGGGTATCCATTCCGCAAGTAAATTTCGAGGAAACAATTATGTTTAAATCTGTTCTCGCAGCTGCCGCTGCTGCACCTTTCATGGCGACCGCTGCTATGGCAGGTCCCTATGTGAACGTCGAGGCTAACTCTGGTTGGACTGGTTCTAACTATGGTGGCACCGCTGTCGATAGCCACGTTGGTTACGAAGGCGCTCTTGGCGAGTCTGCTTCTTACTACGTTCAGGGTGGTATCACCACTAAGCTCCCCGATGGTGGCGCTTCTGACACCGTTCCTTCGGGTAAGGCAGGTCTTGGCGTTGGTCTGACCGATAGCCTCTCTGCTTACGGCGAAGTTTCGTTCGTTGGTTCGGGCGTTGCTGGTGTTGACCGTTCTTACGGCACCAAAGCTGGTCTGAAGTGGGCGTTCTGATCCACTGACTTGATTGAGGGCACCTTTGGGTGCCCTTTTTTTATGCCTCTAAATAATTACATCTGATTTTTTATTATGGACTACAAACCTTATTCGCCCGAGTGGCACCGATGTAGATACTTAAAAGAAGCATTGTATAAGTATCTGGACGATTATGTTGACAATGATGTAATCATCAAAGATATTACAGATATTCTCTCTGAACGCTCTGAGAGGGCGTATAGGGAGTTTTCACGAATAAATGATCTAGAGGCAAAACTGGGAGAATAAGATGCTTTCTACGCAATACAGACTACGATTAGAGTTTATCTGTAAGAAGATTGCTAACAAGGAGGAAGTAAAACTTGAAGACATGATCTGGGCTGAAAAACTTGCCAAGAGACACACAACAGCACGCGACTGGTTGAATAAAGCACGCAGATGCGCCGCAAATGACATCCAGGAGGGCAGTATGGACGATTTCATGAATAAGATGGGTCTAGGTGATCCAGACCCCTCAAATCACCGCACAGGGTTCTCTGGTGCGGATGAGATCGTTGACTGGTTCAAACAAGACAAACCTGATGATTGGAGGCAACGTGACTGAAACAGTAGTGATTTACAGTGATGGCAGCCAAGAATGTGAGCGTATCGCAATGCTCCTACAATCACTTGGCGGTGAGTTTCATAGATATGAGTTAGGAATTGCTTTTAGTGATAGACAATTTAGACAAGAGTTTGGATCTGAAGCAACATATCCTCAAGTGTCTATCGGTAGTAAACATATCGGTAGCATGAAGGAAACATTACAATACATGAAAGATAGAGGATTGTTCTGATGACAACAACTAGACGCAGGAAAAGCAGAGATGCCGAAGGAAAGTTCTTCCTGTATGTGGCATTTCATTCAGTATTCACAGCAATCGCCAACTTATTTCGAGATGACGATTGACAAAACCTTAGAAACCCAGTAGAATAACACTGTTAAAGTTTCAGAGGGGTCATGGCTCTATCAAATTCTGTAGAAGAAAGCTTAAAGGAAGCTTCTGCTTCACTTCGTAATGCTTTAGCATATGCCGCGAGGCAAGAACGACCGATTGTTTGTACTCAGATCGCTAGAATGATTAATGAGATCGAACAGATTGGTTCGTTTGATACTATTTTAGATAAATTCGAGGAATTGGCAAATGAAAAAGACTCATAAGCGTATTGACAGCAAAGGTCATGAGGAGATCTGGGAGTGGGAAGAGACCCCAGAACTCAAAGCATTTATTAAGAAGCAGTCCATCACCAACCTAGTAACACCTCCTGTTCGTCCTACATGATTAGAGATCTTACGAACTACGGGTACATTTTTGAAGAGAATGTACCCATGGATGTTTTCAATTCAGTCAGAGATACATGCTATAAGGCAAAAAATATTGGTGTTAAATACAACAATAGTCTTGTAGGTCAACTTAAAGAAGAATATCAAATCGATCTAGAGACATGTCCTGAAAATATCAAGACATATATTCTCAAAGCAGTAAGAGATTATTGTCAAGCACATCCACATTATCTTTACAACTACAGATACAATGATAAGGATAAATTTGTCAATCTAAATAGTATGTGGTGCAACTTTCAGAAAAAGGGAGAGTTCAATCCTATTCATTGTCACGGTGGATTGTTTTCTTTTGTATTTTGGGTTGAAATCCCATACGATTCTGCAGAAGAAAAAAAATCAGAATCCTCAAAAGATTCTAGTTGGCCTCTAGGAGGATCTTTTCAATTCCATTATACCGATACTCTTGGAAAGATTACTTTCCATCAGATCGAACCTAAGCCAGGAAACTTTGCATTGTTTCCAGCACAGTTAGATCACAGTGTGTATCCTTTTTACACTTCAGACGAATATAGGGTTTCCATGTCGGGAAATCTGTGCTATATTACCTAGGTAATTGCGAGTGTGGTGAAATTGGTAAACACACCAGACTTAAAATCTGTCGAACGTAACGTTCTTGCGGGTTCAAGTCCCGCCACTCGCATTTTCCTGTTAAATAGTAATGTCAGGAAAATTAAACACATGTAAATGACTAAGTTCAAGTATACAATCAGCAGAAAGTATGTTTTTGTTGACAACGAACCTGTGCTGATGTATTATATTGAAAGTATTCCATTTGCTTTTGATATTCTCGAAAATCATGAAAAGCAAGATAAGTGGATCCTTTCTGAAGCAGCACTTAATCAAGAATATACACTTGAAGATATCTTCAGGTATTCTGATTATTTGATTGCTGAAGAATGCCACCCAGTTCTGTTTGAATTAGACCTTATTAATCCAGAAGTTTTACCAGATGAGCCAGTTTCTTGATTTACTTGTAGGCACCTATTCTAATAAACGCCAAGCACAAGCACACCCTACTAGGTTCGCACATATTCATGTAAAGCATGTGAAGATTGGTGAGAATCGTATCTATGGAGAACAGAAGTATAATTATCTTCTGGAACGTCCCTATCGTCAATTTGTCATCGAAGTAGAAGAAGCAGAGGGTGAAGTCACTCTGAAGAACTACGAAATTGAAGATGAGATGAAAGTTAAGTTTGTTGATGGAAAAAATCTAGATCAACTTACTGAAGATATGTTGACATATCGCGAAGGATGTGATATTATACTTAAGAACGTTGGTCCTGATGCATGGGAAGGTGGTACTTCTACTTGCGAATGTTGGGTTCAATGGGGAAATCATCAAACATACGTACAGAATCAAGTCTTACTTACGAAAGATTTTTACGAAGTAAAAGATCTGGGACTTAGTTATGAAACTAATGAAAAGATTTGGGGTTCTGATTACGGTGCTTTTAAGTTTGCCAGAGCATGAAAGTAACTTATGTAGATGAACCAACCCCACATCTTTTGCTTGAAGATGTGTTCTCTGATCTAGATCCTATTTGGAATGAGATAAATACTTTACACGAGCATTTGCTTCCTCCAAAAGAAACTGGATCTGCATATGACTCTCGTATGCTTTTAAAGAAAAACTCTGGACTTTATCTTTATAAGCACTATGCTAATTCTGGAATTAATTCGCCAATTTTGAATGCACTACATAACGTAGTATTCAATCCAGATACAGTTAAACATTGGAAAGTTCCATACATCAAAAGAATGATGGAAACTACCAATTGGGAAACAGCATTGTTGAGTTATTATAACCAAGGGGATCATTACCGTCCCCACCATGATGTTGCAGTGTTTACTACACTAGTATGGCTTTGGAATGAACCCAAAGCATTTGTGAATGGCGATCTAAAGTTTGTTGATTATGATTATACTATATCAGTAAACAACAACTGCGGCATCATCTTTCTTTCACCAGAACGACACTCGGTAAATCCAGTAATTATTATCGATAAAAGTGTTGTTAATCCTGGTAGGTATTGTTTATCTCACTTCTGTGGGATAACAAATAAGGGGTAGTAGCTCAGTCGGTTAGAGCACCTGCCTGTCACGCAGGTGGTCGAGGGTTCAAGTCCCTTCTATCCCGTTGCTAATGTAGGCATCAGCAGACGCTGCCTAGTAAGTCCTGCATTAGCATTCGCCACTATAGCTCAGCTGGATAGAGCAACGGTTTTGTAAACCGTAGGTCGTCGGTTCAAGTCCGACTTGTGGCTCTGGCGCTATGATGCTTCATTCTTCATAGCGAAAAAGAATATGGGAGTCCATATCTCATCTTCTCCACGGGGTTCGGCTATACCTCGTCAACAAAATGGCCGCCACATCTGGTAGTCTATTGGTAAGGACACCCCGACAAGGGAGTTGGAAACTGGGTTCGATTCCCAGACAGATGACACGGGGAATTAGCTCAGCTGGTAGAGCACCTGCTTTGCAAGCAGGCTGTCAGGAGTTCGAGTCTCCTATTCTCCATGGGGGAGATTAGCTCAGTTGGTTAGAGCGCACGACTGATAATCGTGAGGTGCCAAGTTCGAGTCTTGGATTTCCCATTCGCTATTTGCGAATAGCGAATACATTCCTCTATAGCTCAGTCGGTAGAGCGAGTGACTGTTAATCACTATGTCCCTGGTTCGAGCCCAGGTGGAGGAGTTATGAGAGGCGATTG